CTTGCGGAAAAGCTGGATTTGCTCAACCTGTGCATGAAAGCCGCCGACATCGACCGGCACTATCAGGCCAATATGCGCCTGTTCCTTGCGGCGCAAAAGCAATTCGCCGCCCTGTTGCCGCCCCAGGTGACAACGGCGGCGCTGGACGCGCTCACGGCGTTTAACGCGGGGGTGTGACTGTGAATTACATCTTGCAATACAATGAAGCTATCCATTCCGAGGAAATCGCCGCGCCAAGGCGGGTAAAAGCCGTATATGCCCGCCTTGCGGCGGCTTGCCATGATACCGCCGGTAAATATGCCTTTGACATCAATAAGGCAACCCGGCCCATTGCCTTTATCGAAGCATTCTGCAAGCACAGCAAAGGCGAATGGGCAGGGCAGGCCCTCCGGCTGGAACTCTTTCAAAAGGCTTTTATTCAAGCCCTGTTCGGCTTTGTGGACAGGGAAACGGGCTTGCGGCGTTACCGTGAAGCGTTCTTTCTGGTAGGCCGCAAAAACGGCAAGTCAACCCTGCTTGCGGGCCTGGCCCTGTATATGCTCACGTCGGACGGCGAGGGCGGGGCCGAGTGCTACACCGCCGCGACGAAATACGCGCAGGCCCGGCTAATTTTCGATGAAGTGCATCACATGATACAGCAAAACCCGGATTTGTCGCGGCATTTCCGCAAGCGCAAGAATGACCTGTACTTCGCGCCGTCCATGTCGGTATTCAAGCCCCTGGCCCGTAATTCCGACACCCTGGACGGCCTGAACGCGTCCTTTGTTTGCCTTGACGAGCTGCACGGCGTCCGCGACCGCAACCTTTACGAGGTGCTAAAGCAAAGCCAATCCGCCCGGCGGCAGCCCCTGTTTGTCTGTATCACAACGGCAGGCACGACCCGCGAAAACATCTTTGACGACCTGTATAACCATGCTTGCGGCGTCGCGGACGGGGCGTTGTCCGACCCGCAGTTTCTTCCAATCCTCTATGAGCTTGACAAGCGCGACGAGTGGACGGACCCGGCGGCGTGGATAAAGGCGAACCCGGCGCTTTGCTCTATTAAAAAGTTAGACGACCTGACCGCCAAGGTGGAACGCGCCAAGCAGGAGCCGCATGAGCTTTCCGGCGTTTTGTGCAAAGAATTCAACATCCGCGAAACTGTCAAAACGGCGTGGCTATCCTTTACGGACATCGACAACCCCGCCACCTTTGACCTTGCCGATTTTCGCGGCGCGTACTGCATCGGCGGCGTGGACTTGTCCATAACAACCGACCTGACCTGCGCAAGCCTACTGTTCATGCGGTGCGGCGACGATATGAAGTACATAACGCAAATGTATTTCCTGCCCGCTGACAATCTGCAAGAGCGCGTCCGGCAAGACAAAATCCCCTATGACAAGTGGTTTGACCGGGGGCTTTTGCGCCTGTGCACGGGCAATTCCATTAATTACAGCGATGTTACGCAATGGTTTGTCGATACCGTGCGCGACTATGATTTATCCCCCGCATGGGTGTACTATGATTCATATAGCGCAAGATATTTTGTCGAGGAAATGCAAATGCAGGGCTTTACTATGGTGAGGTGCATCCAGGGGGCGAAAACCCTGTCCCTGCCTATGCAAATGCTGGGGCAGGACTTGAAAGCGCACAAAGTCAACTACCAAAACAACCCGATTTTGAAATGGTGCTTGACGAATACGGGCATACAGACCGACCGCAACGGCAACATTGTGCCCGTTAAAAACCAAAGCCCGCGCCAAAGGATAGACGGCACGGCGGCTTTGCTGGATTGCTATGTGGGGCTGTATGAACATTACAATGAATTTACGGGGGCGATATGATAAAGCTGAAAGACAAGAAAATCGAGATTTTGCGGGCGGACTACACCAAAGACGCGGAGGGGTTTTCCGTCGAAACACTGACCCCCATCGCGCCGCCCTTGTGGGCTTATTTCCGGCACTTGTCCGGCAAGGAAATCTATGCGGCTATGACCGTGCAAGCCGTCGAGGAAGTCCAGTTTGTTCTTAACTGGCGCAAGGACGTTACGACAAGGCATGTTGTGCGGTATAAGGGGGTGCTGTATGACATTGCTAGGGTGGACGATTTTCAGGGGTATAAGGGAGATTTGACGGTGTATGCACGGGCGAGAGGGTGAGGATTTCCGGCAATTCCGAAAAAACGCTTTACTTTTCTGTATCCCCGTGGTATACTTAATAAAATGGTTAAGTGTATCCATTTCCCATTCGCTTCACTTCCCGCCGTTACATACAGCCGATTGAAAGGAGCCGTGCCCCCTATGAGCGAAGAACTTATTCAGCGTGATTACGTTACGGCCCCCGACAGCATGGGTCCCTGGGACTACTACAACATCGGTGCGACTTCCCTAAAGGCACTGAAAGCCGCAAAGATAATCCCGAAAAAAGACTATGCGGGCTTTGAAGCAAAAAAGCCTGACGCGCTAATTGTAAAGAAGCCGTTGATTATCGCCGCCATTGAATACAAACAGCCGAGCCAACTAAAAACAAAAAAGCAGATTGAAGCAGCTATCGGGCAAGAGCTTGGAACAGCTCAAGTGCTTGGAGCCAAGATATACATAGTCACGGACGGGAAAAAGACCTTTTGGATTAACCCGCTTACAGGCAATCCAATATTGGCAGAAAGCGGGGAGCCGCTTTCTACCGTGTTCAGCCAGCACTCAGAAGATTGCATCAGGCTGATTAGCAAAATTTTGTCGTCTATTGGCAAAGATAACGACAGGCTTCTTGCTTCATCAGTGGTTGACCCGTTGCCATTAGCAAGGCAAATATGGCAAGATTTATGGGCCGTGTCGGGAGCAACCCCCGAAAACTGTCTTTATACTTTCGTCGAAGTTTTCATTTTTAAATATCTAAGCGATTTAGGCGTTTTGCCGGATATGTGTTCATTCAGTCACTTGCTATCACTATACAATCGAAACAGTGAAAACGAAGTGCTGGAATTCTATGCGACTTCTGTACGACCCAAAATTAAAGAGCTGTTCCCGTGGAATCCTAAGGACAAGACTACAATTATTAATGGCACGATATTTGTTTCTAAAGACGATAGCGCCGTTGATGGCTATTCGGTTGTTTTCAGGAAAATATTGGAACAGTTTGCAAAGTTTGATCCGCTCGAAAATATCGACTATGACTTCAAAAGTAAGCTGTTTGAAACATTCATGAAACAGTCCATAAGTAAAAAGAATTGGGGGCAGTTCTTTACCCCCTTGAAAGTAGTACGCTCAGTCGTGAGCATGGCAGACATTCGCCCCGGCATGAGTATATGTGACCCCGCTTGTGGCGTTGGTAAGTTCCTTTTAGAACCGATTTTACACGACCTACACAAATACTATAAAATTGAAAATGGTGAATTATTGCCGCAAATAACCCTGTCGGGGTTTGATAAAGGCTTTGACAAGGATGAGCAGAAAACTATTATCCTTGCCAAGGCTAATATGCTTATCTACCTTTCCGCACTTATTCGGGAGAATCCTGGCTTAACCGTTGATTTTGCCAAACTCTTTAATGACACTTTCTTGTTGCAGACAAATTCGATTTTGGGTACACTGGCACATCCGACAGAAAACGAGTACGATCTTATTCTTACAAATCCGCCATATGTTATGAGCGGCAGTAGCAACCTAAAGGATGAAATCGCCAAGCAAGATATTCTGAAACGCTATTTTTCCATAAGTGCTATGGGTATCGAGGGCTTGTTTATGGAATGGATTGTCCATGCCTTAAAACCAGGCGGCAAGGCGTTTGTCGTTGTTCCTGATGGCATTATGAACCGCAGCAATGATAGGCGCTTGCGCGACTTCATTCTTGATGAATGCAACATTGACGCGATTATCTCTTTGCCTATCAACACATTCTTTACCACGAACAAAAAGACCTATATTCTGGCTATCACAAAGAAAGCTGTCGTGGTGCATGAGGGCGCAAAAACCAGAGAGCGCCAAACCACCCCTGTATTTACTTATCTTTGCTCTGAAATTGGCGAAACTCGCGATATGTACCGTTTCGATATAGAACAAAATGACCTTGCCGCTGCTACTACACAATTCAATATGTTCAAGGGCATTCGCGGTGATTTACCGTTCGACGATAAGCGGCGAAAGGTTGTCGATATTGACGAATTCTATGGTGGAACTCATTGGTCTGTAGAGCGTTGGTGGACACGCGAGGAGCGAATAGCGTTAGGTATTGAAGATGAAGCTGAAAGTGTGACCCCTGAAGAAATGGGCGCGCTTGTAGGAGATATTGCGAATACATTGCTTGAATACCAAGATATATTTGCTTTAGGAAGTCAAAAAAAAAAGAATGATATAGGGTATGTCGAAATAAGTTTGACCGATGAACGCTATTTTGAATATCTAACAGGCGCTCAATTAGGTAAAACGAAAACAGAGCTTGTAAAGCTAGGCGCAGGTGATATACCTGTCTTTACTGCGGCACAAGAGCCAATACTATTTATCGAAAAGCAAACAAAATCACCTATCATTGCAAGTGAAGAAAATCCCATACTGTCTTTCGCAAACGATGGGGACGGTTCAGCGGGACGAAATTTTGTGTTCCACACGAGCAATTTTTACATTAACGCAAGCAGAACGGCATTGCGCGTCATTGGCTCTAATTTGTCTTTGATGTTTGTCCTTCTTTCTATTTCAAATATGAAACAGAAATACAAATTCAGTTACACATTTAAGGCGAACAAACTGAATTTAGCGTATGTTATGCTAAAAATACCTGTAACTGCTACCGGGGCATTCGATTTAGATGTGCAAAAGGCGATTGTAGAACAGTACCAATTAGTTGAACAGCTAAAAGCGGAAATAGGCACAAAACGCGAACGCGTTAAGGCCGTCCCCGTTGTTATTGATTTAAGTGAATATTCAATGGTTTACAAGCCTTTGTCAGAAGTCCTTGTGCCTGTCAAGGGCAAGAGTGTATACACAAGGAAATATGGTGATTTGAATAAAGGCGAATACCCCGTGTTCTCTGCTTCACAGTTTATGCCGCTAACGCACATTGATACATACGACTATGACGGCAAGTATCTTAGTTGGTCTACAAATGGCTTCGCTGGCACTGTTACAGTGCTTGACGGGCGATTTTCAATTAATGGAGATAGAGGTGTTTTAATCCCTAAAATCGCAGACATTGATATACTGTATTTGCGCTATGTATTAGAACCTGCTTTTAGGCAGCTGGCAAAAGGGCGCAAGGGCGACCGTGGTGAAGATGAATTTACAAAGTTATATCCTTCAATGATTGTCGATGTAGATGTTCCGCTACCTGTCGATGAATACGGGAATATTAGTTTAGAAGCACAGCGTGAAATTGCAACGGCATACCTTGCCGTTGAGCAATACCGCAGTGAGATTTTAGGTCAATTGGACGCGCTTTTAAGTCAACGCATTGAGTATTGAGCGGGGTATCGTTGAGTAATGTTTGCATAGTTCAGCGACAAATAAGCAACAGAACAAGGGTTGCGCGTGAGCGCAACCCTTGTTTATAGCCGTTTCTACGCCCCTACATCCAAATCCAACCAAAGAGCATGAAGAACAGGATGTAGTGCCACCACGCGCCGTCCCACTTGGGGTTGGTCCCGAAGATCCCCGTGGGCAAAAACCCGGCCTTTTTCAGGAGCTTCTCCGCCTCTTTGTACAAGTTGTCAGCGGCGGCTTTTGCGTAGGACCAGTTGCCGGCATCCAGATAGGAAAACGCGGTGGTCTCCAGATTGAGGATCGCTGTGTAGAGCTCATCCTTCTTCGCGGCGTTCAGGTCGGAATTCCAGACGTCGGCGGCCAGGCTAAAAAACCTCGAGAGCGCGTTCGTGGCCTCAACGGCCTGCGGGTTGAAATAGTCCGCCGCGATGCGCTGATAAATCGGCAGGCCCGACTTTTCCAGGCGCAGGAGCTTTTCCTCAAAAATTGCCTTCAGCGTGCCGTTGCGGTAAGCGGCCTCCAAAGCGGCCGTGTCAAAAAGCAGCAGATTGAGTTCGTCCGCAATCGCGGACGTTTCCGTATCGCCCGCCAAAGCGGCTAGAATCGCATTTTCAAGATCGGCTTCAAGGGCGTCAAGGGTTTTCCCGGGCTTCAGCGCCAGTAGGTTTTGATGAAGGAGAGCGTAGGCCGCATAGGCCGGCTCCGCAAGCATCAAAAAAAAGACCTGCTGTTCCGCGGCATCATACAACCTATTAATCGCGTCGACTTCCTGCCAGGTCAGCGCCCGTACAGTGGCCGCGTTTTCCAAAAAGCGGCTGGCTATCGGCGTTTTTGCCGGAAAATCCGACAGGGTTGCCGCGCCCGCGCCGGTTGCGAACACACCAAGGGCCATCAGAGTTGCCAGAATCATTGCCAGGATACGTTTCATTTTGTTTTATGACCCGCAACTTCTCTCCGAATCCTCTTGACAAGCGCGAACGAATGTACTAGAATGATTGCATAAGGAGTAAGGGGGGAAAGGCATGGCAAAGCA